GAACTTGAAAGTCCTTTGAGATTCGCGGTAATTTTATCTGTCTATATACTGGTGGGGGAAACCTCACCAGTAATTATATGAGGGACCATGGATAAGACACCAAATATTAGACGGAAATATATGATCGCCTACCTCGACGACCAGGAAAAAATTAGATTCGTAAAATTGCAGTCCGACAATTATGAAGACGCTCTTAAGATTGCTAAATGCTTTTGCGGTAAGAAAGCTGAGACCGCTCTGGTCTACAAAGATTTCACAGTTTACGATTAGGCTTTACAAAAACGCTGAAAAGAGTTACACTATCTTAAGGTAGTAGGAGATACACATGGTAAAAACGATTTATGCTGATAGGAAGTGGGATTGTGAGCATCTGCTTGGGCAGTTTGTGGATGAGTCAAATTATGACACTCTGCTGACCAAGGACACTGATGTTTATGGTCCAACAATGGATGGTAGCAAGACCGAGGATAACATTTTCGTCAAGTTTCGTAAGAATGTTTTTACGAAGGAAGAGCTAGAACTCTGTTATGAGGGTTTGATCGGTGCTGCCACACAGTCTCAGAACCGTGGACTGGCAGCTGGTCCTCGTGGTGATATTCTAAAGACTCAAGGTCGGGGTGGCAGGGAATGGGTCACACCATTTCAGATTGCCGCTTTGGAATATTTGACTCGTCCTGAGAACGAGATTGTAGAGTCTGTTTCCCTCAAGGAGTTTCGTCGTCTTCATGAAAGCAGGAAGGCTGAGGATGAGACTCGTGGGTATGTGTGGCTTCGCTCTAAGGTGATGTCTGAACACGATCCCTACTTCGGCTGGTTCGACAACTGGCTCAATCGTCTAGACAATCTTCCTCGTGACGAACAGAGGAAAGAGGCTGTGTACGTTCGTGACAACTACATATCGGCGACCAACTATGCTCAAAGTGTTATGTCTGGCGTTGCTGGGTACTATTCTCGTTACCCACGTATTCCGTACGGTCGAGCAACATCGTTTACAGAGAAGCACCCCGAGTCATTCGCAAAGTCGTTCCCTTACCTACGTAAGCTCAACGATCAGTTCCGCGAGTTACTTCCTAATCGCTATTCTAATCAGCGTGCTGCTGCTGACAAGTTAGATCCAAGGTTTCTGATTGATGAGACTACCTTTACTACTCTTACTGTCAACCACAATTTTCGAACTGCTTGTCATCGCGATGCTGGAGATCTGGAAACAGGATTCTCAAATCTCTCTGCTCTTGGTAAAGGCTGGGGTGGTGCTGAACTTATCCTACCTGAGTATCGCTTGGCTGTTAAACTGGAACCAGGAGATCTACTTTTTGTTGCGAATCATGCAGCTATACATGGTAACGCTCCTCTTTCTGGTGACGATCCTGATCGGATGACGATTGTGGCATACTTCCGCGAGGATATGCTAGAAACAAAAGGTTGGGAGTACGAGCAGCTTCGTAAGCAGTTTGTTGACGAACGTCGGCTAAACGAGCAGCATAAATTCTGGAAGCCTCTATGGAATGGTGTTTCTCCGGATATGTGGGATAACCAGGAATGGTTTGATTATCTGGAATCACATAACATCGAAAACCCATACAAGAAAGAAGCTAAAGCCTCTCTTGAAGACTTTTTCTAAAGGATACAACATGGATTTGATTGAACATAAGACCAAGCTCGGCGACACCTTCTTTGTAAGAGAGGGTACGCTAGATTCCTTTGTCGTTACCGAATGCTATGGTAAAATGTACATCAACGATAAAACAAATTATAACAAGAACGATATCGTTCTCGACGTTGGTGGTAACATTGGTGCATTTTCAACGAGAGTTTCGAGGGAAGTGAAGCAGGTTATTTCCTATGAACCGGAAGTTGAGAATTTTGCGATTGCTCAGAAAAACTTTGCTGTCAATAACGTAACAAATGTTACGATGCATAACTACGCTCTTGTTTCAAACGACGATCCCACTTTGACGTTTTATGTTAACAAGCTAAAGAACAAGGGAATGCATAGCATTCTTCCTATCACTGGCCGAGAAGCCGTAACAATTAACTGCAGACGCTTCTCTACGGCTCTGAAGGAGTCTAATGCTAATAAGGTGAAGCTAGACGTTGAGGGTGCTGAGTGGTCGGTATTCAATGATGATAATGTCGATTGGTCAAATGTTGAAAACCTTGTGATGGAGTGGCACCAGCAGATGCTGAAGGATAATGACCAATCCAAGTTTGATTGGGTTGTCGATTACCTTGGAAAACATTTTAAAAATGTTCACGCTCCTAGACCAACCATGAAGGCTTGGACCAGCATGATTTTTGCGAGTAAATAAAATGAATTATGAGATTGCCATCCCATCCTACAAGCGTGCTGAAACTATTAAGAAGAAGACGCTGAAGGTTCTTGAGAGTTATAACATTGATCCAAAGCGTGTTACTATCTTCGTAGCCGACGAAGAGGAACTGGAGGCTTACACCAAGTCTCTTGCCGGCACACTGTATCAGAATATCGTCCTTGGCGTCCCTACGATCGGTGCACAGAGGAACTTTATCGAGCGGTACTATCCTGAAGGTACACGGCTGATGATGTTTGACGACGACGTTGACGAGGTTCAAGTGAAGATTTCGGAACAGAAGCTCGGTCGTGTTGAGGATCTCGAGAAGGAAATTATCTTTCGGGGATTTGAAGAATGCCAAAAGGTTGGTGCTAAGACCTTCGGGATCTATGCTGCATCTAATGCATACTTCATGAAAGATCGAGTTTACACCAAGCTCTGTCTTATTGTAGCATCAATGTTTGGTCAGATCGTTGAACATTCTGATGATCTGGTTCGAGTTATGAACCATGGTGAAGATTCAGAGTACTCGATCAAGCAGTACATTCGTAATGGCTGCGTAGTTCGGCTCGATCATTATACGGTGAAGTCTAATTATTACAAGGAAGGTGGCGGACTTCAGGCGATTCGTACCAAGGAATATATGTACAACTCGATGAAGAAAATTTCGGAGATGTTTCCGCAATACTGCACTCTGTATATTCGGAAATCGACTGGTATCGCCGAGCTTCGGCTGAGGGATTCTACCAAAAAGGAAGAACAGAGTGAGAGCGCCAGCTTGGATTCTTTCTTTTAGTTTAATAAATAAAAACTAAAAGGATTATCTCATGCAGTCGTTTAAATCTTATCTAACTGAGTCTGAGATAAAGCCTCTCCATGACGTACTGAATACTGGCCAAATGAATACTTTAGGAAAGAGTCAAGACTTCCATTATATCGGCGGAATGCCAGGATCTAAGATATATGCCAAACATGGTCCACGTCATTCATCAGCGGTGCATCACTTTATTATAGCAAACAGCGATCAAAAGCATAGGATGGACATTGCTATGACGCCAAGAGGTAAGATTTTAAACTATGAGATTCATAGGAAAACTGATGAAGGTTGGGGATTTGTCAAAGGTGTAGAAGGTAAAGATTAAAATAGTTCTTTACTTTCATACAGTTTTAGGGTAGAATAAATAGAGTTGGTGTTGATGACCTAAGAGGAATAAGCATTACGGACACGGGGGCAGTACCCGTCGCCTCCACCAAATATACATCGGTTGCCATAGTCGGAACAAATATGGCGTAATAAATTCTCCGAACAACCCGATGTATATTTGCTGGGGGCGAACTAGGATCGACGTGTGTAGTAAAGTCAAAGCGAGACACTCGGCATGATACCGCCGTATCGGGTCAAAAACTATAAATGCTAACGATAATGAAGGCATTGTTTACGCTCTAGCAGCCTAAACTGAGTTCGGAGGGTACTTGGAAACAGAAACCCTCCACCTTTCAACAACAGAACATAGAGAAAACTAGGAGAGGTTTGATGAAAACACTCATAGCGACTCTATTTTTCTTTTGTTTGTTACCTGTTACACCTACAGCATCTAGCGCATACATTCAGGTTCCATACACTAATATAAGAAAAATAGACCACATCAGAATTAATATACACAAGCAAGAATGCGTAGCCAAGGCTGTGTATTTCGAAGCAAGAGGAGAAAAAGACCAAGGCAAATATGCAGTTGCTCACGTAGTAATGAATAGGGCAAAGTTGGACAAATATAACAACGATCCCTGTAAAGTTATCCATGACTCCTGCCAGTTTTCTTGGAAGTGTGATAAGAAGTCTGATGTACCAACAGATCAAGAGGCTTGGAGCGATAGTATTTTAGTTGCAGCAACTGTCATGATGGGTTACAAAAGAGACAATACTGCTGGGGCTACCTACTTTCACTCAAAAAGATCAAAACCTTCTTGGAGAAAAGAATTTGTTAGAACTGCCACCATCGGCAAGCACGTTTTCTATAGGATTGATTGATGAAAGACAATGTTGTGATTCTGGCTGGTATGGTTACCAAGCAAAAGTTTATCGCTGACATTTTAGAGCTTGTCGAGAAGAAAAGGCTTGACTATATGGACGCAATAGTTCATTATTGTGAAGTAAACAAGATTGACATTGAAGTAGCAGCAGCCATGATTAAAGATTCTCAGAAGATCAAGTCTAAGATTCAAGAAGAAGCTGAGGCTCTCAATTTCCTACCGAAAGGAGCTAAGTTACCAGTATGAAAAAAGCCAAAGATATTATTGAGCATAAAGATGTTGAGATCGAATGGTGTTGGCAAATGTTCGATCATATTTTAGACGTGATCAAAAATGCTGATCCTTCTGATCCACACATCTCACAAATTACACATTATGCAAATTATGGATTGAAGGGTAGGAAGGATGCTTGGGACGAATAAAGTGACACCATTTGAAGCATATACAACCTATCTTGCTTTGAAGAATCACTTTACAAAAGAGTCATACGACTTCTTCAAGTATGGTGGCAAAGGTAAAGCCTCTCAAACTTCCTTTGAAGTTCGTAAAGACAAATATTTCTTTCACAAACTTTCTAAACACAAGGATGTTGCTAATTACATTGTAGCAAACATTCTAATCAAGGACAATCTCTGGGTTGGTGATCTGGTAAATGATGATGAAGCCAACGATATATACACTGAATGGCTGAAGCGTCAGCAGTCTCTGACGTATCTCTTCAAGAATGAAATTGAAAAGATGGATGATGATCTGAACAAGAACATTCTTGTAGAAGATGGACAACACCCTCATCTTCTGAATCTATATAAGAAGAAGATTATCTCTGGTGAGACTCTGGTTATTATTGATGATATTCTCGGTGTGTTCAAGCATTGGAATAAGAATATCAGCGAAGAAGTAATTTGGCCAACGATTAGGGTGAAGTTGAATAAGTACAAACCCTTTATCTCTTTTGATAAAAATAAAATGAAAGTGATTCTGAAAGAAAGATTTGAGGTTGATTGATGACTGAAATGTTTACCTATACTGCAATCCCATCAACCATTGTTGATAAACGTATGTCTTGTCCCGCTCCTCTTTTTCCTGATATGGACGATAAGTCAGAATGGATGAAGAAGTTAATCCAGGCAAAGGTAAAGAATGATGGTACCTACTGGACAACAATGCGAGAAGTGTTTGCGCATGATATTGAAACCCTCCCACTAGAACGATTCAAAGTTTGGATGTCTTCATTCAGTGTTCCGATGATGAGTCGTGACTTGCATTCTCAGTATGTTAGACTTGGTCTAAATGCAATGCAGGATCCAGTGTATCGTGATGCTCTTACTGAAACATTCATTGGTATGACTCAGAAAGATCATGCTGAAGTTTTTAATGTGTTCAGCGATTTTTCAACTACAATGAATCGTATTCAAGCTCTTGGGCATCTTCTGTTCAATGGTTATGATTACGAGAAGATTCGTTCAATGAAGACAATCGTTGAACTTGGCGGTGGTGTCGGGGATCTTTGTGATACAGTTTGCCGTCTTGGGTTCACTGGCGATTATTACATCTATGACTTTCCTGAGATCTCAAAGCTGCAGGAATATCATCTAACAACTGCAGGGCATGAGAATGTTAAATTTATTAATGATACTGATTCTTTGGTGGCTGGTGATCTTGTTATTGCGACTTGGTCACTAACAGAAATGCCCTTTGATCTAAGAGCAACTGTTATGGATAAACTAAAGGATTCCAAGGAATGGATTATTTGCTACTCTAATCTGATCTTTGGTATGGACAATGATGCTTGGATTAAGAACACTGTTATCCCAATGTTCCAAGACACTAAGACCTGCGAAGTTAAGGGACTAGAGTTTATGCCATGGGATGGCGGAACTTTTTATCTAACTATCAAAGAAAAAACTTGACAACCTTGTATAAATAGGTTATACTTATACTATGGTTGCTTGTGGATAAAACGAAATACATCGAAATACATATATACGGAGAAATACAAATGGTAGATTTTGCATCACTAAAGAAGAACCGTGGCTCTGCTCTCGAAGCACTTACAAAAGAGCTAAACAAGGCTTCAACGACTACTCAGTCAAATTCCAAGGATGATCGTTTCTGGACTCCAGAAGTTGATAAGGCTGGCAATGGTTCAGCTATCATCCGTTTCCTTCCAGCACCAAACGGAGAGGACGTGCCATTCGTCCGTATCTGGGATCATGGTTTCCAGGGACCAGGTGGCTGGTACATCGAAAAGTCTCTTACCACTATCGGCAAGAACGATCCAGTTGCTGAGTTTAACAGCACTCTCTGGAACGTAAGCACTGACGATAACTCTCCTACTCGTAAGCAGGCTCGCGACCAGAAGCGTCGTCTGTCTTTTGTATCCAACATCTATGTGGTGAAGGATCCAGCTAACCCTGCCAATGACGGTAAGGTTTTCCTTTACAAGTATGGTAAGAAGATTTTTGATAAGCTGAACGATCTGATGAACCCACAGTTCGACGACGAGAAGCCTGTCAATCCTTTCGATCTTTGGGAAGGCTCCAACTTCCGCCTTCGTATTCGTAAGTTCGAAGGTTACCGCAATTATGATAAGTCCGAGTTCGAGAAGCCCTCTGCTCTGTCTGATGATGATTCGGTTCTGGAGTCTGTGTACAGCAAGGAATATTCTCTACAGGGTTTCCTACAGCCTTCCGAGTTTAAGACCTATGATGAACTGAAGGCTCGCCTTCACAAGGTTCTTGGTCTTGATGGCTCTGCTACCAAGTCAACTTCTCGTGCAGAAGATGATGAGATCTGGAAGGAAGAAGCGCCAAAGTTTAAGGCAAAGGAAGCTGCCCCAGCAAGGGTAGCGGTCGCTGCTGCTGACGATGACGATGAGGACGGACTAGACTTCTTCAAGAAGCTAGCTGAAGACTAAGAATGAGAAAGGGGAGCTTTTTAGCTCCCCTTTTTTTATGCACTAATATCTGATACCTGAAAGGGTCTGTAATTTGCTCCAGCTACAGAAGCATATGCTGGCCTTCCTGAATTTATTGCTGGTGCTGCTGCTTGTGCTTTTGGTGCTTGTTGTTGTGCACCACCAGCAGCTACTGGCGCTACGACAACTGTAGGTGTCATTTGAGCACTTTCAACAGCAGTGCTTG